CGCCCTTACGGGTCTTTTTATTACATCAGGTTCGTTACTGCAACAAGGCGGTAGTATACGTTCTTGTTGTTGAAGCTGATTGTACCATTGCCGGCTGTAGAGCCTTGAGCAAATGGGTTAGCAACCATGCCGTAACGAGTCTTGAAGCCGATCTTAGGCTGGAAAGTGTCTTCGCCAACCGCACGAACCATTTGCAGCGGTACGTATGGGCAGTAGAAGATACCAGCATCAAATGCGCTAGAGCCTTTGTAGCCAAGCGTGTAGTACTGGTTACCAGCTGCAGATGAGAAGTATGGATCGATATAAACTCGGATTCGACCATTCAATACACCAGCAAATGTGTTACCAGTGTCATCTACGTTCAGGTTAGCAGACAGGGCTGGGGTGTAATCAAGAACACCGGCCATCTGAAGAGCAGAAGCTACGTCAGAAGAACAGATCATGATGTTACCCTTACCGCGACGAGTGTCTTTGGCAATTGCGTTTGCGTCACGCTCGATCTGGAAGATCAGACCCTTGAATCGCTCAACAGACCAACGGCCGTTTGAGTCAACATCCAAGTTAAATGTACCAGCGCTTGCAACGTTTTCTTGTGCACCAGCAGAAGCAGTGTAGTTAATAGTACGAACAACTTCGCGGTTGATTTCAGCGAGGATCTCAGCAGACAAGATGTTTGAAAGCTCAGTCTCAGCGTCGAGGCCGTGGATTGCTTTCAGGTCTTGTGCCAGTTCCATTGTGTACTCAGCTTTCAGAGCACGTGAAACTGCTGTAACGGCTACTTTCTCAATTGAGAACGCCATCTCGTTGAAACGGTTGCTGTCGCCATCACCCAGAGCTTCAGCTGAAGTCGTTGGCATACCAGTTTCGACTGAGTAGGTGTTACCTACTGCGCGAGTAGTTGGATCAGTACCAGCCTGACCTGTTCCTGGATTACCTTCGCCATCGATAACAGCTTTGGAAGCAGTGTTACCAGAAGCAGAAGCAGAGAACGAGGAATCAGCTTCGCCGTACAGAGCCTCAGCACCACCTTGGCTAGAGTAACGAGCGCGCATTGCAAAGATCAGTCCAGTAGGACCAGTCATTGGCTGTACGCCACATACGTCATAGGCAATCAGGTTTGGCATAGATCGTCGTACCAATGAAATCAGTACTGGATCAAAAAGGTCTACGTTACCAGCAGGTGAAGTAGCAGGAGCGGAAGAACCACCCATAGCGTTAGTAGGAGAAGATTCTCCCAACAACGAAGGCATCTGGTATCCACCAGAACCCATTGCTGACTCACGAGCTGATCGCTCTTGGTTTTCTAAAAGTTGCGCAGTTACAGCACGACGATGATTATCTTTGATATCACCAAGATCGTTATGATCGAGCACTGGCTGCCACTTCTCGATAAGTTGTTCAGATAACATGATAGTCTCCTTCTAAATCTATCTAAAGTTATTTATAATATTACTTCTTTATGGATCTTGAAATGGCATTTACATAACCGGCCATCTCGGATGGTATAGTCTTCTCAGACGTCTCCTCCGCGAGAGGCTCATCGTCGTCCAACTGATATGATGATGTTACTTCTTCGCCCTTGCCAAAGTAGCTTTCTTTAACAATGTTTAGCTTGTTAGTGAAAGCCTCTTCGTCACTAAAATCAATCCCTTCTGCTAAGGTTTCAAATTTAGCCTTTTGAGTATCTGTCAGGCCATTGCTTACAGACTCAATCAATTGGCCCCGATCGTATTGTGCAACAACACCACGAAGCTCAACATTCTTTTCGATTTGCTCGTTCAACTTAGACTCGAGTTCTTCGGTCTTAGATGCAAGCTCTTCAACTACGTCAACTTTCTCATCTGGAATCTCTACGTAGTGATCTTCGAACAATCCTTTTAGACCCTTCAAGAAATCTTCGACCATCTCAGCCTTGAGGCCTTGCTCTACAGCAAGACGATTCTCTTCCATCCATTGCTCAACAACATAGTCGAGGTACTGGTCAAGATTCTCGGTCATCTCTTTGCGTACAGTTTCAATCTCTTCGGAAAGCTCTGCTTCGAAGTTAACTGAAATCTTCTCAAGCTGCTCATTTACCTTAGCAACAACTGCTGCTTCGAAAATGGTAGTAGCTTTCTCTTTGAATTCTACGTTAAGGTCTTCAGCACCTTCGAACATAGCAGATACGTCTTCTGATACAGAAACGTCTTCTGATGTAATCTTTGGAAGGTCGCGAGCACTGTGTACTTCTTCGATAGTTCCTTCATCGAAGTCGACATCTTCCATCTTCATGCCATCCATCATTTTACCGTAAGATGCTTTGAGTTGCTTTGTAGGCATATCATTCATCTTGGACATCATGGCATTGATGATACCAGCTTTGGTACCAGGTACCTTAACAGCAGTAGGAGAATCTTTAGGATCGTCCTCTACTTTCTTGTCGCCCTTACGTGGCTTAGCCTTTACAGATGTAGGCTCAGGTACTTCAGAAGGATCGCCCATTGACGCTTTGAACTCGTCAAGTTGCTCTTCTGAAGATGTCTCAACAGATTCTCCAACCTGCTGCTCAGTCTCCTGAAGCTCCACCTCTTGAATATCTTGTTCAGACATTTTATAACTCCTTTGAGTGGTCTAATGTTATTTATAAAAATTATAGATTGGACAAAAACTTAGACCAAACTTTTAGCTTAGTCTCTGTCAAATCCTTGGAAGGAGCTTTCTCGATTTCTTCCTTGTAATCGTTAATAGTAGCTTCTCGGATAATTCCATTATCCCATACCCATTCTTTGCCTTCCATAATACCTTCTACGAAAGCATCGGGTGCGGATGGATCTGCAACAATATCAGCAGCAGTAGCAAGATAGAAATCATTCTGTACTTCTGCAACACCGCTCTTGTTTTTAAGCGAACCCATACCACGAGATGAAACACCCAAGCTGGCTCCTTCATCCATCAAGTTCTTCACAATACGACCCATAGGAGTCTCTGTCATAATCTTAGCCTTACCAATGAAGTTGTCGCCATCTCTGGTAAGTTCTTTGATCATATGGCTAACTCGATCCAAGTTAATCGTAGGACTAGTTGGATGGCCAAGTTCTCCATATGCTCGGTTTTTAGCTACGTTTTCTGTAACGTAGCGGCTTACTTCTTTATCAAGGACCTCGGCAGGATACATGCGACCATTTCGGTTCTTAATGTTGGCCTGCATAAACGGACCCTTGATAAAGTAGTCCTTGCCACCGTCTTCCTTTGCTTCTGCAATGTACTCGATGGACTCGTTAATCTCTGTAATCAGCTTCATGCTCATTCTCCGGATACCTTGTGTAATTGTACAACAATATAACCGTTGCCGCCACTAAGAGCTACGTTACAGTTAGCGGTGAGCTGGGCATCTGTCTCGAGACGAATACCTTGATAATCTTGTCCACCAGATCCAGCAAGTGAGGCTACCGTATCAGAACCACGTGATACCGTCCATCGATTGGTACCATCTACCGACCATACGATTTGACTGATTGACATTGAGTTGACTGTTTCACCAGCAGTAGCTGCGGTTACTAGATTCAGCGTCTCGTTTCCCGTGGCTCTAAGAACTACGTATCCGCCCGGCTTATTTTGGTTTGTTGTAATAGGCATTATATTTCCTTACGCATTCTGCATAGCGAAGTCGACCATAGTCATGAATGACGTCTCGCCTTTTTCTAATGAGTCTCTAAACTTTTTCGCGTTAGCTGGCTTAAGAGCATCGTGCACACTTAGTAGTTTGTTAGCCGTAGTCATGTCAACCTTTAAAGTCTTCTTGTTCTTAAACTTTACTGGCATGGCTTGCTTACGGCTTTTAATCTTTTTTAGAGTATCGACGACCCCTTCGTCAAGTGCTTGTCTAAAGTCACTGAAAGAAACGCTCTCTTTAATCTTGGAAGAACCTTGCATCACAGGAGTCTTCTCACCAGCGCGCCCATATTGCTTAGGCTCGTTGTAAGCTGAACCACCTGGGTTGTTTTCGGAAGATCCTTGCTTGATAGGTTGGCTCTCGCCATCGGCATGCTTAATGCCACCGATATGCTTGTCTGGCTCACCCATTGGTAAACGCTCATTGCCTGATACGTCACCGGTGAACTGATGATCAAGGGCATGGGGGTGCCGTGTCTTGGTGACCATGTGCATGTTGGCGAAGTCTTCTTCACCTTTAGATCGAGGCTTGTACTTCTTTACCTCGTCATCCGCTTCCTTGTTTGGTTGGTAGTCCTGAGCCGGACTATCCTCAAACAGGTCTTTAAACTTCTTCATCAGAAGTCTCCTCTGGTTGTTCTATTTGTCCATCGAGATCAATATCTTCATGCGATTGATCGTCTGCAAAAATAGACTGGCCGACAGCGTACTTTTCGTTGTCGATTCGGCCCTTCAAACGATCCATCAAAAGATCACTCACGCTAGAGCTAAATTGATCGTACTGACCTTGAGCCAGGTGATCGATAGCATCTTTAACTTCTGACATAATTATCTCCTATACATTATTTATAATTTAAATCAAATGCGGTATATTTTATGGTGAACCGCTGGAATCTACATCACCTAAAGTGATCATATCTCCGCTAGTAGTAATCCTTGCA